ATGTTACTTCTACATTTGGAATTAAAGTAGATGATTATTTTAGTGATGCATATATCCCGATCATAGAAGTTGATGCCAATTCAGTATCTCTTGCTAGTACTATTTCTTCTCAGATTACTATTGGTTCTACAGTAACATTTTATGGATTGTTTGAATCTGATTCGACACAAGATTCAACCCTTGCTAACATTGGAATTGCAAATACATATATTTCTGGTATTGGCGTAACTAATAAACTTAGTGGAGATCTTTATGTATATAAGTATGATAATAAATTTATAGGTTTATGTACATCTCCATCTGATGCATTATCAACAGTACCTAATTTAATTGAATTTAATTCTGTTGGAATAGGAGACAATCATTATATTACCGCAACAAATCAAAATTCAAAGTGCATTATTCTTATTGATAATATAATCCAATCGCCTATTGTTTCGACTGGAATAACAGCAAGTATTCAAAATGATCTAGCACTTTTGGATACTACTTTATATTTTTCTGGAATAAGTTCTTTTTTTGGTGGAGACTTGATAAAAATAAATGACGAGATCATGAAGATAAATTCTGTTGGTGTTGGAAGTGACAACTTTGTTGAAGTGGAAAGACCACTTATGGGTACAATTTTATCTACACATTTTAAAGACGCATTAATAACAAAATTAAAAGGAAACTACAACATAGTAGATAATAAAATATACTTCTCAGAAGCTCCATATGGACCAATATATGATGAAGTAAATGGAGATATAAACATTAGATCATCTTTCCAAGGAAGAGTCTTTTTAAGATCTGGAGTTCCAGGTTCGGACGAAAAAACCTACGAAAAAAATTATATTTTTGATGACATAAGCACTCAATTTGATGCGGTGACAAAAGATTTTAAACTAACATCTTCTAACCAAGATATTGCAGGGTTTTCAACTTCGAATTCAATATTATTAATCAATAATATATTTCAAAGTCCCGAAAATGATTATAATTTATCGGAAATTTCTTCCGAGACTGCTGTAAATTTTACAGGAACTGCTACATCTGCGCTTTACGATCCAAATAATGCAGGAGTTCCTAGAGGTGGAATAATAGTATCTGTTGGATCTAGTAACGGTTTTGGATATCAACCACTAATATCTGCTGGAGGGACAGCAACAGTTTCTATAGCAGGAACAATTCAATCAATCAGCATTGGTAATAGTGGTTCTGGATACAGATATAGCTCTCAACCTATTGTAAGAGTTGGTGTTCAGACTTTAAGCACAGATACACCAAATATAGAATATATTGGCATTGCATCTGTTGTTGGTGGAAATGTTGTTAGTGTTGCTATAACAAATCCAGGATCTGGGTATACATCTTCAAATCCACCACAAGTTATTTTTGATGAACCACTATCATATTCCAATATTAGTCTGACACATACATTATCTAGTAGTGGAATTGGAACTCAAGCTAAGATTGATATTGTAGTTGGTCAGGGATCTAGTGTAATAGATTTTACAATTACCAACTATGGATATTCATATAAAGAAGGTGATATATTAACGATAGAATCGGGCGGATTGAGTGGAATACCAACTGATACTTCAAAACCATTTGATCCATTTTTAATCACAGTTGAAAAAACTTATACTGATGACTTTAGTGGATGGTCTATTGGAGAACTACAAAAGTTAGATGATATTGATTCATTGTTTAATGGATTCAGAAAAACTTTTGCAATTAGTGACAATGGAAATAGATTTGCAATAATTACAAAAGATGGATCAGGCATAGACTTAAAATCAGTTCTACTCATTTTTATTAATGATGTTTTACAAGAACCAGATGTTGCATATACTTTTGATGGAGGTAGTTTGATTACATTTACTGAGGCACCAAAAGGTGGAGATAAGTGTAGAATACTCTTCTATAGAGGAACACCAAACATCGATGTTGTAGATGTTGATATATTAGAGACGGTTAAAGTTGGAGATACTTTAAAAATAATTGGAGATGAATATAAATTAACAGAAAATAACAGACTTGTTACAGATATTATCCTCCCAGATACAGTAGAAACAAATCCGTATAATTCCGTTGGAATTACTTCAGATCTTGAATTTTTGAGGCCAGTAAAGTGGTGTAAACAAAGAAATGATACCGTAATCGGTGGCGTGGAAGTTAACAAAAATAGAATAAGATATGAACCCAATGTTTTTCCATCAAGCAATTTAATTCAATCTATCAGTGTAGGATCTACTCAAATTTTCGTAGACTCCGTGAAAACTATGTTTGATCCAGAAAATGAAAATATCAACCAAGAAATCATCAATAAAATTGAAATAATAGATAATTCTTTAGTTTCCGTTGCAATAGCCACTGCTACAGTTTCTTTTGGAGGAACTATACAGTCTATCAACATAAATGATGGTGGATCTGGATATAAAACAAATCCTACTATTTCTATACAAAATCCTATAGGTGTTGGAACGACCGGAAGAGCAATTTTAAGTGCTTCTGTTACTTCTGGTATTGTCACTTCTATTAATATTTCTTCTCCAGGATATGGATATACATTCACAAATCCACCAATAATTCTTATAGAATCACCAAACTTAACTAGAGAATATATTGATAATGTTTCTTATTTTGGAGATTTTGGAATAATTAGTGGAATTAACAAAGCTAGTGTTGGGGCTGCGACGACTGCATTAGTTTTTGACTTATATATTCCGCAAGATTCATATCTTAGAGATTTATCAATTACTAATCCAATCATAGAAGAAAGTACAATACAGACAGGATATTATTTTAAAGTTTCAAATTCAAATGTTGGTAGTGGTGTTACTTCACTACGAAATGATGGATCTATAATTGGAGTGGGCACGACAGGATTGGACAACATATATGAAGTTATTTCTGTGTCTATAGGAACAACTGATGTTTATGGTGTGGGCAATGCTACCGTTGCCAAAGTGACTGTTAGCGTTTCTGACTATAATGGATTATCAGGAATCGGGTATAGTTCATATTATGGCGACTATAGTTGGGGTCTTATTAATGTAGAGAAAGTTATTAATTCATTCTCTGTTAATAATGATTATGGTGTAGTTGGATTGAATAGCACTCCAATAGTGAGGAGATACAATCAGTTCAGAATTCAAAATTATAATGATCTGTAAAGTATAATAAATAGAAAAAAAACTATAAATCAATGTCTGCGATTATAACAGATCAATTTAGAATATTAAGTTCTGAGAATTTCGTCTCCTCAATTGGGTCAACTTTTAATAATTATTATTCATTTGTTGGATTGACAAATTCAACTGATTATAAGACGGATTGGGAAACTTCTCCACTTGATCCTATAGATTCTTTTGACAATTATAATGATATTTGGGATACCATAATTGCATTAAAAAAAATAAATTCAGATGATGTTAGGCAGGTTGTAAGAAAAATAACCTGGCAGTCTGGAAATACTTATGATATGTATAGGCATGATGTAAGTAGAAATAATTTATCCAGACCATCAAATAAGACAAGTTTATACGAGTCTAACTTCTATGTTATGAATAGTGATTATAAAGTTTATATTTGTCTCCATAACGGAACAGATCCAGAAAATCCAAATGGAAGACCTTCACTTGATGAGCCAACTTTCACCGATTTAGAACCAAAATCTGCAGGTGTTAGTGGAGATGGCTATATTTGGAAGTATTTGTATACAATAAAACCAAGTGATATTATAAAATTTGAATCCCTTGATTATATGCCAACACCAAAAGATTGGTTAACAAATTCCGAAAACTCATCGGTGAGAAATAATGCAGATCCTACACTCAGTGGCCAGATTAAAATAATCACAATTAAAACTAGAGGAAGTGGCCTATCAAATTCTTTAATAACATACACTAATGTTCCAATCATAGGGGATGGGACTGGTGCTGAGGCTACAATTGTTATTGGAAATGATGGAACTGTGGAATCAATCAATGTTACAAATGGTGGGCAGAATTATACTTATGGAATTGTAGATTTGAATAGTGCAGGAATATCTGGATCAGTTTTACCAACTTTTGATGTAATTATTCCGCCACCAGGAGGTCACGGAAAAAATATATACAGCGAACTCGGTGCAAAAAGTGTTTTAATTTATTCTAGAATAGAAAATGATAATTTAAATCCGGACTTTATAACAGGTAACAAAATAGCAAGAGTAGGAATAATTAAAAATCCAAACTCTTTTGATTCATCAACTATTTTAACTGCAGCAAAAGCAAGTAATACATATGCAGTCAAACTAACTGGAAACTTTAGTTCTGCATTATTCCCAGCAAATTCGGAAATTACACAGATAATACCAGGAATAGGAACTGCAGTTGGAAGAGTAGTGTCTTATGATAATAAGACTGGAGTTTTAAAGTATTGGCAAGATAGAAGTAATGTTGGGTTCCAGACTGGAACTAGTTCTTTAACTTTTTCTCCAAAGTTTGGATATAATTTATTAAGATTTTCTTCTTCTGGAGGAACTATCAATGGTAGCATAAATACTTTACCAATAGATACTAGTTTTACGGGATTTAGTACAACTATTAATATGATGACTTACAATCTTGGTCAATATTTTACTAATGGCATATCAAATCCGGAAGTTAAAAAATATTCGGGAGAGATGATTTATATTGATAATAGACCATCAATTACTAGGTCATTGAATCAAAAAGAAGATATTAAAGTTATTTTGCAATTCTAATTAAAAGTCATGCCTCAAGAAACTAATCTCAACGTATCACCTTACTTTGATGATTTTGATCCTGGTAAAGGATACCATAAAGTTCTTTTCAAGCCTGGATATCCAGTTCAAGCTAGAGAACTTACTACTATTCAGTCAATATTACAAAATCAAATTGAACAATTTGGTAATCATATTTTTAAAGAAGGATCTGTAGTTATACCGGGAAATATTGTTTATAAAAATGACTTAAACAGTGTTATCATAGAAGATAGTTATCAGGGTGTCCCTTCTTATTTTTATCTTGACAGTTTATTAGGTTCTAAAATAAGAGGCCAGAGAAGTGGCGTAACTGCAACAATTGAAAATTATATTAGATCTGGGAATGGAGTTGATAGGACAACTTTATTTGTAAAATATTTAGCATCCGATTCGGAAACTAATTCAGAAAGAACATTTGCAAATGGAGAAAATTTATTATTAGATCAGGATGTTGAGGTAATAGATCCTAACACAATAGATAATGAAGATCCTACAGAAATTTTAATTCAAAACGGAGAAGGATTTGCCACAGTTGTTTCTCAAGATGGAACTTCTTTGGGATCTGCTGTTTATCTAGAAGAGGGAATTTATTTTCTTAGAGGTTACTTTGTAAATGTTCCCACTAGCATTTTATATCTAGATCCATATTCAAATATTCCTAGTGCTAAAGTAGGTCTTAGAATATTTGAAGATATTAAAACAGCAGTAGATGACGATACTTTATACGATAATGCTCAAGGATTTTCAAATTATTCAGCTCCTGGTGCCGATAGATTTTCAATTTTCGTAAAATTAGATCAAATCCCATTAGATTCTAATGATACTGAAAACTTTATCCAGCTATTAGAAATTAATGCTGGACAACTTATTAGTCAGGCAAGTAATACTGAATATAATACATTAGCAGAAGAATTTGCAAGAAGAACATTTAATGAATCCGGGAATTATTATGTAAATCCACCAATTGTTAGAGTTAATGAAAGTTTAAATGATTTTAAGGGAAATAATGGACTATTTGAAGAAAATCAATTAACTTATGATGATAGTATTCCAGATGAAAGTATTGGCACATATAGTATATCTCCACTTAAGGCTTATGTTAGTGGATTTGAAATTGAAACTATTAGCCCCACATTTTTAGATTTTCAGAAACCAAGAGATACAAAAACTTTAGTAGATCAAAGTATAAATTATTTTACTGGCTCAACTTTAACCCTAAACAGAGTATATGGATCTCCTCTTGTTAGTATTGCTACAACTTATTATGTAAGTCTTAGAGACAGTAGGGTAGGAAAATCTCCAACATCTGCTTCTGGGAATGAAATTGGATTAGCTAGAGTTTATGATTTTGCGTTAGAATCTGGATCATATACAACATCAAATCCAGACGAAAATCAGTGGGATATCTCACTTTACGATATTCAAACATATACAACATTAACCTTAAATGAACCAATAACATTACAAACACCAACTCATATTAAAGGAAAAGAAAGTGGTGCAATTGGTTATTTGAGATATGATGTTTCTTCGGGAATTGCGGTTACTGTCTATACCACAAATGGAACTTTTTCTCTTGGCGAAAAACTTATTTTTGATGGAATAGAAAATACAAGAGTAACTAAGTCAGTAAAATCTTACGGAATAAATGATGTAAAGTCTTTATATGGTATTGTTGGAAGTGCATATACTTTTACTGCAGACACATTACAAACTCCATCAATTTTAGTGGGTCAAGTAAACATATCAGATGGATCTTCTGGTATTAGTACAGTTACAACATCAAATACTTTCTTTTCCGGTGTTGCTAATGTTGGAAATTTAGTTGCATTCTCGAATCCAGGATTTTCTACAAATACTTTTGCTAAGGTTTTATCTGTATCAGATAGATCTTTGACAATAAGTGGAGTAACTACTGTCACTGGAGTATGCGACGGGTCTCTTCCATTAGCTGATATAACACCATCAGATTTTAGAATAGTTACAACATCTCTACAAATATCTGAAGATAACTCCTTATATACAATTCTACCAAAATCATACATTTCAAATGTAGATCTTACTAATTCATATCTAACTATTAGAAAACAGTTTGATGTGATAATATCATCGAACTCTACCGGAGTAATAAATGCCGGAGCAAATGAAACATTTTTACCATTTGACGAAGAGAGATATGTATTAGTAAGAGAAGATGGCCAAACAGAGCCTCTTAGTTCTGATAAATTTGTATTTGCAAATGGATCGAGTTCTCTAACAATAAATGGACTTTCTGGAAATGGAAGCGCAAAATTAATTACAACTCTAAGAAAAACTAATATAAAGTCAAAGATTAAAAATAGAAATAGAATAAAAACCATTGTTATTGATAAATCTAAGTATTCATCTTCAGGTGTTGGCGCAACAACATTAAATGATGGACTTAGGTATGGAAATTATCCATATGGGACTAGAGTACAGGATGAGGAAATTTGCTTACTTGAACCGGATATATCTACAATATATGGAATATATGAATCTAACGATACTTCAACTCCAGATACTCCATCTTTAATATTAAATAATCTAACAGGACCTACAGGCAAAACAGGAGACCTTTTAGTTGGAGAAGAATTTATTGGCGAAAGAAGTAAATCTATCGGAATTTATGTAGAAAAAATTAATGATCTAAAAGTAGGATTTAGTTATCTGAATTCGAGTTCTTTTATTGAAGGCGAAAAAATAACTTTCAGAGAATCTGGCATTACTGCTATTATTGTATCTTCGGATACTGGAGATAATGATATTAGTCCTTCATTCTTTATTGATTCAAATCAAAAAGAAACAATTTACGATTACTCCAAGTTAATAAGAAGAAAAAATACAAAAGAACCAACAAGAAAATTAAAAGTAGTTTTTGAATCTGCAAGTTTTTCTGCGTCTGATACTGGAGATATAACAACAGTAAATTCATATGAGCAATTTGGTTATAGTTATATAAGTGGTGTATATGATACACTAAGAAACTCTGATATTATAGACATTAGACCCAGAGTTTCTCCGATTACACCAACAGAAAATTCAAGATCTCCATTTGAGTTCTTATCTAGGAATTTTACTGAGTCTGGAAATTCTGCCTCTAATGTTTTGGCTTCAGATGAGTCTATTCTTTTATCATATTCTTTCTACCTACCGAGAATTGATAAAATTACTCTCAATAAAAATGGTGCTTTACAAGTAAAAAATGGAGTTTCCGCAGAAGAACCACAACAACCTCTTGTTGATGAAGATGTTTTAGAGGTTGCAAGTGTTTATCTTCCACCTTATTTGCTTAACATCAATGAAATTGATATTGATTTGAAAGAACATAAACGATATACGATGTCGGACATTACAAAACTTGAGGATAGGATTGAAAACTTAGAGTATTATACTTCACTTTCTTTGCTTGAATTAAATACATCTACACTATCAGTAATAGATGAAAATGGAATAAACAGATTTAAATCTGGATTTTTTGTAGATAACTTTACATCAAAAGATACCCAAGATAGACTGGTAGTATATAAAAATTCTATAGATCTCACTAATGTAGAATTAAGACCAAATCACTATACAACATCAATAGATTTACTATTAGGTACAAATTCTTCAGTTGGAATTGGTACATCAGTAAATCCACTACAAGATGCAAAAACGGATACAAATTTAATTGGAACTGGAGTAAGAAGAACAGGTCAATTAGTAACATTAGACTATGAAGAAGTTCCAGAAATAGTACAACCATATGCATCAAGAGCGGTTAATGTAAATCCTTACATTGAAGATTTTTATACTGGTACTATTTTACTATTCCCATCTTCTGATGTTTGGGTAGATCAGGTTAGAAATGCGTCTAATACACTTTTTATTGATAGAGAAGAATCCGAACTCGAACAACTTCTAGAATATGACCCACAAAAGGGATTTGTAGGTGGTGAATGGAATGCGACCGAAAAAATTTGGGTAATACCCGAAAAGAGAACATCTTTTGGCGACAGAGTACTCGATACGAAGATAATGCCTTACATGAGGTCTAGAAATGTAGAGTTTACTGCAAATAGATTAAGACCTTTAACAAGAGTATATCCATTTTTTAACGGTGTAAATTTTGGTAAATTTATTATACCAAAATTAGTTGAAATTAGTATGACTAGTGGAGTTTTTCAAGTTGGTGAAACGGTCATAGGTAGTTTTGATACTTTAGATAGTCTATCTCCAAAAATAACTTTTAGAGTTGCTAAGCAAAATCACAAATATGGAGATTACACAAACCCTACGGATATCTATACAATAAATCCATACGATCCAACTACAAATATTCCGGAACTTTATAGTTCAACATCATCTATTCTCAATGTTGATACTTATAGTTTATCCAATCAACCACAAGGACAATTTAATGGATATATTTCTATTGGAATGAAGTTGAGAGGCCAGACAAGCCAAGCAGAAGCAATTGTTACTAATATTAGACTAGTAACAGATAGAACTGGAACTATTTTAGGATCTTTCTTTATACCAAATCCAAATGTAGATGTTAATCCCAAATTTGAGTGTGGATCTAAAGTATTCAGATTAACTAGTAGCGAATCTAACTCTCTAGTATATGGAACATACACTACAAGTGCCGAAGAAAAGTATGTTTCTGAAGGTAAAATTAATACCGTCCAAGAAAATGTAATTGTATCAAGACCTATTAGAATAGAAGCCCCAGAAGATGAACCTGCAATTCCAGGCCCAGCAACTCCTCCACCTGCTCCACCTGCTGCAGCACCTACATTTTCAAGACAAGGAAGTTCTGGATCTCAACCAGTAACTTCAGTACCGACTCCAGTAGGACCAGTAGGACCAGTGCCAAAACCTCCAACTATTGTTTATTATAACTACAATACACCAAAATTATATGATAGTGGTGCAGATAGATTAACAGCTCTAGCAAAAGCTGCAGGTCTTCCTAGAGATTTAATTAGAAAAATTGATCCTGATATGACTGCAAAGCAAGAAAGAAAGGTTGTTAGTTCAATTAATTCTTCTTCATATGCACAAACTAATAATATCCAAGTGTCAACAGGTAATACTAAAAATGGACCTAAAACTGTCGTTGGATCCGGACAAAATGTTTCTTTAGCTGGAGCAAAAGTGGGTCAAGGTGCAACTAAAGCAAAAATTAATGAGCCATCTAAACCTACAAATAAAAATACTGGACCTACAAATAAAAATACAGGCAACGGTGGTGGCAGCAACACTGTGAAAAGCATCGGCCCAGTTACGGCAATAATCAAAGGTCAAGCAGTGACATTGGGCGGTGGCGGCGGTAATAATAGCGCATCTCCATCAGCACCAGCACAAGCACCAAGCGGTAGCGGCGGCAGTATGGGCGGCGGCAATATGGGCGGCGGCAATATGGGCGGCGGCGGTATGGGCATGAGTGATATCAATCTTAAGACTAATATTCAAAAGATTAACAATGCTCTAAATAGGTTATGCAATTTGTAAATGAATAATGGGGTTCTATCTAGATAAAATTTCAAAATTAAATGGAATGTACTATGAATGGAATGAAAAGATGACAGAAATTAGTGGGGTATCTGGAAATTCTTATGGAGTTATTGCGCAAGAAGTTCAAAAAGAATTTCCGGAAATGGTCCAAAGACAAGAAAATGGGTATTTGGCTGTTGATTATATTCAACTAATTCCCGTTATGATAGAATCAATAAAAGAATTAAATATAGAAATTAGCAATTTAAAAAATAGTATTAAAGATTTGAACCCATAAATTCTAATGTGATGAAAAAAGAATCCAATTTGAATAATTCAAGATCAGTGTATAAAGATTCATTGCTTTTTTCCGAAAAAGTTTTTGTAAGGAGGTCTAAAATTCATAGATGGGGAGTGTTTGCAAAAGAAAAAATCAAAAAGTATGAAATTATTGAAGAATTTCCATATTTTTTTATACCATCAGATGAGATGAATTTAACAAAATCAATCATACAATACAGTTATGATTTTAATGGTGGGTATGTAATAGGAATGGGATATTGTGGTTTATATAATCACAGTTTAAATTCAAATTTAGATTATCAAATTGATGGGGCAAATGAAATAATGGTTCATTATGCAACTAGAGATATTGACATTGGAGAAGAGTTAACTTTGAATTATGGAGAAGAAAATGCTAAAAATTTTCTCAATGAAAATACGCTGATAACTAATCAAAATAAATAGAAATAATAAAAAAGTAAAAAAATGAAAGTTATAGATCCATTGGCACAATCTTTTTATATTGAAAATAGAAGAGGTGCTTTTATTACTTCTGTTGATTTGTACTTTTTATCTAAAGACGATGATTTGCCAGTGGCAGTCCAACTTAGGCCAATGGAACTTGGCGTACCAACTAAGAAAGTATATCCGTTTGGTGAAGTTATATTAGATCCTAAAGATATTCAAGCATACGATGATGCTTCAGTTCCGACTAGAGTAACTTTTCCTTCTCCAGTTTATCTTAAAGGTCAAACATTTCATTCTCTTGTTATAATTTCACAATCTCAAAATTATAATGTTTGGGTTTCTAGATTAGGGGAAATTGATGTTTCAACTATATCTTTACAAGAGTCATCTCAATTTGTAGTCACTAAGCAGCCAGTATCTGGAGGACTTTTTAAGTCCCAAAATGCTTCAACCTGGAATGAAAGTCCATTTGAAGATCTAAAATTTACATTATATAGAGCAAATTTTACTCAAGGTCAAGGAAATTTTTCTTTCTATAATCCAGAGTCAAGTCCAGGAAATGGTCAAGTTTCAACTTTAGTTAAAGATTCTCTTGAATTTTCTTCAAAAAAGATAAGAGTTGGTTTAGGCACAACAGTCCAAGATACAAATCTTACTTTTGGAAATACAATCCTACAAAAAGAAACTAATGCAACAGGAAATTATATTGCAGCAGCAGGGATTGCAAAAGGAAATTTAACTTTAATTAATGCCGGTATTGGTTACACACCAACATCAGGATCTTTTACATATAATAATGTTTCTTTAAGTAATATTACAGGAAATGGCAGAGATGCCACTGCAAATATTACCATTTCTAATGGCGTTGCTATTGCAGCAACAATATCTAATGGTGGAACAGGATATGTTGTTGGAGATGTTTTAACATCTACGCAAATTGGAACTAAGTCTCTTGGTAGAAACTTACAAATATCAGTATCAGAACTAGGTGGGATAAATGAGCTAATAATTGACAATGTTCAAGGAGAGTTTGAAGTTGGAACTGCAAAAGCAATTCAGTATGTTAATAATTCTGGCATAACTACAGATTTAAATTCTTCTATTGGTGGTAATGTTCTTATACCAGCAGATGGAATTCAGGTAGAAACAGATGGGTTGCATGTAAGAGTAAATCATAGAAATCATGGAATGCACGCAGGAGAAAATATTGTAAGGATATCAAATGTTATTGGAAATGTCAAACCAATCAAACTGACGGCAGAGTACGGTAAAGACTCAAATCAAGATATTTTAGTAGATAGCACTATCAGTTTTTCTACTTTTGAAAATGTTGGTGTTAGTAATACTAATCCAGGATATGTTTTAATTGGAAGTGAAATTATTTCTTATGAAGGAGTAACTGCAAATTCTTTAACTGGAATAACTAGAGGTATTGATCAAACTCTACCATTTTCATATTCTCAAGGAGTTTCAGTATATAAGTATGAATTAAATGGCATATCTTTGAGAAGAATTAATACTACACATACACTTCAAGATGCTACGGTTTTTGACCCAGTTGATTTTGATTACTACACAATTAAAATAGATACATCCCAAAATGGAAAAACTGATGCTCTTCCTTATGGTCAAGTTGATAGAAGCGTCGGAACTTCTTTCCCCAAATTATATGCAAATGAGACAAAATCAACAGGAGGATCTTCTATAAATTGCACTCAAAATATTCAGTATGAAATCGCAAATCCAAATATACAAACTACATCAATCAATGGAACTAATATCACAGCATCAATGAGAACAGTTTCTGGAACTAGTGTTGATGGTTTGGAAAATTCATTCCAGGATAAAGGATTCACTAATGTAAAACTTTATCAAAATAATTATTTCGATTCACCAAGATTAGTTTGTTCAAAAGTAAATGAGGACGAAAGATTATCCACACTTCCAGCAAAAAAATCATTAACAGTAGATTTAGCATTATCAACAACAAGTTCTTATATATCACCAACAGTTGATTTGGATCGATCATCAGTTATATTCACAACTAATAGGATCAATAATCCTATTCAAAATTATGCTACAGATAATAGAGTTAGTACTATTGTCGATGATCCTTCAGCATTCATTTATGCAACTAATGCCATTCAACTAGAAATTCCAGCAACTTCATTAAAAGTACTTGTTACTGCATATGTAAATGTTTTTAGTGATCTTAGAGCACTATATTCAATTAAAAGTAATGCAACTGATGAATCAATTTTTTATCCTTTCCCTGGATATTCAAACCTCACTGATGATGGTAGGGTGATTTCACAATCCTTAAGTGATGGAACTTCAGATAAAAAAATAGTTAAAACAAATAAAATTGGTTATAATTCAGCAGATTTAGAATATAAAGAGTATGAATTTACAGTAAATAATCTTTCCCCATTCAAATATTTTAGTATAAAATTAATTGGTTCTGGCACAAACCAAGCTTTTCCACCTAGACTATCTGATCTTAGAGTTATAGCATTAGCTTAATATGACACATTTAAAAGTTGAAGGGCACTCAAATTTAGTAAGAGATGAGAAAACAAAAGCTATCTTAAATACAAATATGAGCGATTACAATCAATACATGAAATTAAAATTAATTAAAGACAATGACAACAAAAAAATTGAGGCATTAGAAAATAATATTGATACCATCAAAAATGATTTAGAAGAAATTAAAAGTTTATTGGGAAATTTATTAAATGGATCCAAATAAAATAGAATTAGATAATATCAATAAACTATTTGAATATGAAAGACTATCTAGAGATATAGATAGTATAGATGACATTAATACCATCAAAAACTTTGCTAAGTTGTATATTAAATTGTATTTAAAGCAACAAGAAGTAATTTTTAATTTATAAAAAATGGCACAACCATCTACTAGACAAGAATTAATTGATTATTGCCTAAGAAAATTAGGTGCTCCAGTATTAGAAATTAATGTTGCACAGGAACAACTTGAAGATTTAGTAGATGATGCTGTTCAATTCTTCCAAGAAAGACATTTTGATGGAGTTGCTCAAACTTTTCTAAAGTATGAAATTACGCAGGAAGACTTAGATAGAGCAAGAGGTAAACAAGGAGTAGGAATTACAACAGTAACTGGAGATAAAATATATGAATATCAAGAAACAGCTAATTACCTAAGAATTCCATCTTATGTAATAGGAGTTAATAAAATATTCCAATTCGAAGGATCTAATAGTATTTCCAGTGGGATGTTTAGTATAAAATACCAGTTATTTCTCAATGATGTTTATTATTGGGGGTCAACTGAGCTTTTAACATATTCTATGGTAAAAACATATCTTGAAGATTTAAACTGGTTACTCACAACACAAAAACAAGTTAGATTCAATAAAAGAGAAGATAAACTATATTTAGATATAGACTGGTCTAGTTTGACTGTTGGTCAAGTTATTGTCATTGATTGCTACCGAGCATTGGATCCAGCAGAATCGACTAAAGTTTGGAATGATTCATTTTTGAAGCAGTATTTGACTGCACTGATTAAAAGACAATGGGGCCAAAATTTAATTAAATTTAGAGGAGTTAAACTTCCTGGTGGAATTGAACTAGATGGAAGACCAATTTATGATGATGCGCAAAGAGAACTTGATATTATCATGGAAAGAATGTCAAGTACCTATGAAATTCCCCCACTAGATTGCATTGGTTGATATGAAAAATAAGTATTATTGTTATTTTTATTTAAGAGAAGATGGAACTCCATATTATGTTGGAAAAGGATGTAATAGTAGGATAAATAACAAGTATCACCCTGGAATAAGTCTACCCCCACCAGAGAGAAGAATAAAAGCACATCAAAATTTAACAGAAGAAGAGGCACTAGAAAAAGAAAAATATTATATAAAAAAATATGGCAGGAAAGATTTGGGAACAGGAATATTATATAATAGAACTGATGGCGGAGAACTTCCACCAAAAATGACAAAAGGAAATAAGAATCACATAAATGGAATAAAAAAATACTGGAAAAATATAACAGAAGAAGAAAGAAAAAGACGAGCTAAGTCAGTTTCTATGTCAAAAAAAGGGAAAGGAAATAATTTACCAACATGTCCGGTAATCATTGTTGAACTTAATATGAAATTTGACTCAATAAAAGAATGTGCAAAATACATAAATGGAGATCCTTCCACCATATGTAAATGTTTGAATGGTAGAGGGCAAAATAAGCATCGTGGATATACATTTAAAAGAGTTTAAGTAATATGTTAAATCCATTTTTTCTTCAGGGATCAAATTCAGAACAAGGACTAATACAAGATCTGATTAATGAACAGTTAAAAATTTATGGGATTGATGTGTATTATATCCCAAGAAAATATATAACAAAAAAAACAATAATAAAAGAAGTTATAGAATCTGAATTTGATAGTGCTTATCCAATAGAAGCTTATGTTGATACTTACGAAGGATATGAAGGTGCAGGAACTCTTCTAACAAAATTTGGAGTGCAACCATACAATGATTTAACACTAATCATTTCCAAAGAAAGATTTGAAACTTATATTTCTCCCCTCATTAAAAATCAACCTGATATTGAATTGTCCACGAGACCAAAAGAAGGTGATCTCATTTATTTTCCACTTGGTGACAGATTGTTTGAAATTAAATTTGTAGAGCATGAACTCCCATTTTATCAACTACAAAAAACTTATGTTTATACATTAAGATGTGAATTATTCAGGTATCAAGATGAATTAATTGATACTGGAATAGATTATATTGATGATAATATCCAGCAAGAAGGGTATATTCAGACATTTGATATGCTTGGTGCTGGAGTTACAGCTACTGCCACAGCTACTATAGTAAATGGTGGTGTAACATTTGTACAAATAACTAATCGTGGAGACGGGTATAAAAATCCACCAACAGTTAAATTTTCACCACCAGCATTTGGACAAGTTGCAACTGGCATTGCAACAATGATTGGTGGAATTGTTGACTTATGTGAACCAGATTCTAGTCGTTTTAGAGTTCAAGGCGTCGAAATTACTAATGCGGGATATGGTTATACATTACCTCCCACAGTTGCTTTTTATGGTGGTGATGGAGGAGGTGCCACTGCAGTAGCATCTATTGGAAATGGAATAGTTGGAATCATAACTGTCACTAATGGTGGTTCTGGATATACTCAAGAGCCAATAGTACAATTTGTTGGAGCATCCACAATTCCAGCCCAAGCAAGAGCAATTTTAACAAATGGTGTGGTGACTAGAATTGGAATTACAACTACTGGAATTGGATATACACAAGCACCTATTATACAGATCCAAAATCCGTATATGGTTGGTTATGGTACTTATCTATTCAATGAAACTGTAGTAGGATCTTCTTCTGGTTATACTGCAAAAGTTAAATCTTGGAATGCAGTTACAAATAAATTAGAACTTTCAAACATCACTGGAGATTTTATACCAGGAGAAACGCTTGTTGGTTCCGCATCTAGTGCAAGCTATGAAATTAAAAAAACAGAAATTGATAACTTAATCGATCCATTTGCCGAAAATAAAGAAATTCAAATAGAAGCTAACTCTATTATTGATTTCAGCGAAAGTAATCCTTTTGGAAGTCCATAGTTTCTAAATATGTAAATCGTTAAATAATATTATAAGGATTTCCTAACATGTTTGAATATTTTTATCACGAAATAATCAGAAAGACTGTAGTTTCTTTCGGTACTTTGTTTAATGGAATTTCCATTAAACATAAGGATGACACTGGAAATGTAAAAAGTTCTATCAGAGTTCCACTATCTTATGGTCCAACTCAAAAATTCTTAGCGAGATTGGAACAAGTTCCCAATCTGAACAAACCAGTTCAAATGAATTTGCCAAGAATGTCATTTGAATTAATTGGAATGTCTTATGACACAACAAGAAAATTAACTACAACTCAGACTTTTTTAACTAGAGATGTAAATAATAATCAAATAAAGAAAGCATATCTTCCAGTTCCTTATAATTTAAATTTTGAACTGAGCATCATGACAAAACTTAATGATGATATGCTCCAAATAGTTGAACAGATATTACCATACTTTCAACCAAATTATAATTTAACTGTAGATTTAGTACAAGAAATTGGAGAAAAAAGAGATATACCTATAGTTTTAGATAATATATCAATGACAGATAATTATGAGGGAGATTACACTGAGCGTAGAGCATTAATTTATACCTTAAAATTTACAGCAAAAACATATCTGTTTGGTCCAGTTTCTTCCGATTCTGTTTCTAGTGAAATTATCAAAAAAGTGTCTCTTGGATTTGCTGCTGGTGAGGCATCTGGAGTTGCTAGAAGAGAAGTTGTCTACAGTGTTGAGCCTCGTGCAATTCAAAATTATACTGGAACTGTAACTACCACAGTAGCAAAAGATATAGAAAAATCAGACACATTAATTGATGTGGTTAATGCATCTGGTATTATTTCTGGTTCTTATATCGATATTAATCAAGAAGAATTTTATGTTGAGTCTGTCTCTGGTAATACATTAACTGTAAGAAGAGGACAAGATTCAACTTTAATCCTTTCTCATGTATCTGGTTCTGATGTTAAATTAATCACTGCAGCTGATGATTTGTTGATAGAGCCTGGCGATGATTTTGGTTTTTCTGGTTCTTTAGATTGATAGGAGGTTGACATGAAAATGACCAAAAAATACAAAAAATTAAATGAAACATTTAATATAGACGACAATTTGGATGAAGTCATTCATCCAGAAATAGCAGAGGAATCTCCAAAAGAAATCATAGCAAAAAAAGAAACTTTAATTGATGATATCAAAAAAGATTACGAGTACACTCGTGGTAATTTGTATTCAATTATAGAAAAAGGACAAGAAGCAATTAATAATGTTTTGGAATTGGCGCAAGAAACTGATGCTCCAAGAGCTTATGAGGTCGTTGGGCAATTAATCAAAAATGTTTCTGATGCTACTGATAAACTTATGGATCTTCAGAAAAAAATAAAAGCATTAGATGAAATAAAACAGCAAAGAGGTCCAACTAATGTCACTAATGCTTTGTTTGTTGGTTCGACAGCAGAATTATCAAAAATGCTAAAGAGTCAACTAAAAAATGTTAATGGTGATAAATAGAAATAAATTGCTTTTTATTGACTAATAAAAATGAAAAGAATCAACGAAGATCACAAAGAAATTGCTAGTGGCAAAAAGAAAGATGACGAAGGCTATATGGCAGGGATTGAATTGGATTCAATCGAAAGAGCTGTAAAAAACTTAAGAAAAGCAATTAAGAGCAGTGATACTCAATTACCTGCTTGGGTACAATCTAAAATTACTAGAGCAGCTGATTATATTGATACTGCAGCAGAATATCTTCAGAGTGATGAAGAATTGAATGAAGACAAAAACAAATCATTTAAAATCGACAAAAACACACATAAAAGAGAGACAAAAAAAACTAAAGCAACCGGCATAATAGATAAACCAGGAACTCCTGGAGAAGGAGAAGCAGCACAAAATATAGTAAGAAAATTGGGAGGAACAGGATCCCAACTTCTTCCCAGATATAAGCACTTGCCACCAAGAAATGAAGAAATTTCTCTAGTAGATCAAATCTTGTCTGAAATGGGTTGTGGGTGCAATAAAACAAAAAAGGGAAAAAAGTGCCCTAAGCATGGATATAAAGATTGTTCATCCATGCACGAAGAAAAGGACCCAAAAGGTCCAGTTCAGGCATATAAGTCTCCTGAAGAAATTGCAAAAAAGCATGGGGTCTCTTTAGATGAGATAAATACCCAATTAAAGATGGGAATTAAAGTAGAAGGAGAGCATACTTCGGACAAGACTTCTGCAAGAATTACTGCACTTCAACATTTAGATGAAGTACCAGATTACTATACAAAGTTAAAAAAAGTAGAGACACAAAAAGAAAGTAAGATAGTAAGAGACATGTTTGGTAATGCTTCTTATGAATTTATTGATCTTATTACTGCAGATCCATTAATCAAGGAAGCAAAAAAATCCAAAAAGAGTGATTCTTGTTGGAGTGGATATAAAAGAAAAAAGGGAACAAAAAAGTATGAAGAGGGATCATGTGTTGAAGTAGAAGAAAATGTAGCCATTCGAGTGTTAACTGCGCAAAAAGAAGTAGATAGAGCTAAAATTAAATTAGCTGATGCAAAAAAGAAGGAGTTATCTCAAACTGGAACTTCTACTGAAGTGTCAGAAACAACAATTCCTACTCAATATGGACACAACTTTTCTGTTACTTTAATGTGGAGAGCAAAATATTACAATATTCAAATGTTCTTCCCACAAATAAGAATGCCTAATAGAAGAGAAATATCAGATGAAGCCAATAAGGTATATCCAAACTGTAAGGTAATTACATACACTCCAAGTAGAATACAGCAAAATCTTCCTATTATTCAAGTTCCAGACAAAAAATCTAAAAACTATCTCATGAATAATGGGACTATTGGGGAAGAGGTTGAAATATTGGAAGCAAAAAAGTCTCAAATGAAATGCAATAAGCCAAAAGCAGAACCTTATGGCTCAGGTGAGACAGGAAAATCTCATGTGGTAAAGGCATGTGAAGGAGGAGAAGAAAAGCTTATTCGTTTTGGACAAAAAGGTGTAAAGGGATCACCAAAAAAGAAGAATGAATCTGAAGCTTATGCAAATCGTAGAAATAGATTCAAAAAAAGACATAAAAAAAATATTAAAAAAGGAAAAATGAGTGCTGCATATTGGGCAAATAAGGTTAAATGGGAGTGAGTTTTAAAATATTTGTAGTTTTAATTGATTAAATTTTATGGCTGAAGAACATTATTTGGGTAATCCCCTGCTTAAAAAAGCAAATACCCAAATTGAATTTACAGATGAGCAAATTGTCGAATTTATAAAATGCGCTCAAGACCCTGTATATTTTGCAACTAATTATATACAAATTGTGACCTTGGATCATGGTTTACAACCATTTGAAATGTATCCGTTTCAAGAAAGGATGTTAAATTCTTTTCATGAAAATCGTTTTAACATTTGCAAACTCCCGCGTCAGTCTGGAAAATCAACAACCGTAGTTTCTTATCTACTTCATTATGCAATCTTCAATGATAATGTCAATATTGCAATTCTAGCAAATAAAGCACAGACAGCACGCGATCTTCTCGGTCGCCTCCAAACTGGTTATGAAAACCTTCCTAAGTGGTTACAGCAAGGTATTTGTTCATGGAATAAAGGCTCGCTAGAACTTGAGAATGGATCTAAGATTTTTGCTGCTTCTACCTCAGCATCTTCTGTTCGAGGAAGTACTTATAACATTATTTTCTTAGACGAATTTGCATTCGTTCCAAATCAGGTTGCAGATTCATTCTTTAGTTCTGTTTATCCTACGATTACTTCTGGTAAGTCTTCGAAGGTGATTGTTGTCTCGACGCCAAAGGGACTCAATCATTTCTATAAATTGTGGGATGACGCAAAAAAAGCAAAAAATGAATATGTTCCAATTGAGGTATTTTGGACTGATGTTCCAGGAAGAGATGAGGAATTCAAAAGGACAACCATTGCCAACACCAGCGAATCTCAGTGGCGACAGGAGTTTGAGTGTGAATTTTTGGGTTCAGTTGATACACTAATTTCTGGTGCTAAACTAGCAACATTGACTCAAGATCGACCAATAAAGTCAAATGCTGGTCTTGATGTTCACGAAGATCCAATAGATGATCACCAATATGTAATTACGGTTGATGTCGCAAGAGGTGTAGAGATAGATTATTCTGCTTTTGTTGTTTTTGATATTACTACATTTCCATATAGAGTAGTTGCAAAATATAGAAATAATGAGATAAAACCAATGATGTTCCCATATATCATCAAAGATACAGGGAAAGCATATAATAATGCATATTTACTTTGCGAGGTAAATGATGTCGGAGATCAAGTTGCAGCTGCGTTACACTATGATCTAGAATATCCAAATGTTTTAATGTGTTCAATGAGAGGAAGAGCAGGACAGATTGTCGGTCAAGGATTTTCTGGCAAAAAGACTCAGATGGGCGTAAAAATGTCCAAGAATGTCAAAAAGATTGGGTGTATAAACTTAAAAGCAATTATAGAAGAAGAAAAACTAATACTTAGTGATTATGAAACTATATCAGAACTAACAACATTTGTACAAAAATATAATTCATTCGAGGCAGAAGAAGGATGTAATGATGATCTTGTTATGTGTCTCGTAATTTTTGCCTGGCTCATTGTTCAAGATTATTTCAAAGAAATGACAGATAATGATGTCCGAAAAAGATTATATGAAGAACAGCAAAATCAACTAGAGCAGGACATGTCTCCTTTTGGATTTATTATTGATGGTAGAGAAGATAATAATTTTGTTGATACGGATGGGACTCGTTGGTTTACTGATGAATATGGTGACATTGCTTCTTTATGGGAATACAATTTCTAAAAGTTCACTAAAATACTATTTTTCATAAATATTTTTTAGAGAAATAGAGTATTTTAGGGAGAAAAACATGGCGACTCCTCAATTATCTCCAGGCATTCTTGTCAGAGAGGTTGATTTAACTGTAGGAAGAGCTGATAATGTTATTGATAACATTGGAGCAATTGCCGGTCCATTTGCAATCGGACCAGTCGAAGAGCCAATCGATATCACAACAGAACAAGAGTTAATCAACACTTTTGGCAAACCATTATCAACCGATGCTCAGTATGAGTATTGGATGAGCGCATCTTCGTACCTATCTTATGGTGGTATTCTTAAAGTTGTTCGAGTTGATGACAGCAACCTTAAAAATGCAAGAGTTGGTTATAATACTACAGCAACTGTAGACATCAAAAATTTTGATGATTATAATACCCAAGAAACTGGTTCTTATCATTTTGCAGCAAAAACTCCTGGTACTTGGGCAAATGGACTTAAAGTTTGTGTAATTGACGATAAAGCAGATCAGATTATTGGAATTAATACTAACGATCTAGGTGCAGCAGGTGCACAAATTGGCTATGGTGTTACTGTTTCACTTTCTGATGTTGCTTTTGCTGGAATAGGAACTACATCAGAATTCAGTGGATATTTAAAAGGTATTATCACTGGAGTGACCACCAGCACCACTGGAAATTCAAGCTTTGATGTTAAGATCGTATCCAGAGTATCCTCAACTGGAACTGAAACTCAAATAAATTATGCCCAGGGATCAGATCTAACTTCTATTTCTTTGGGAGAGAATTTAACTTTTATTAATAATTCTGGTATTTCTACTGGAACTGGACTTTATAGTGCTACTACTGTACAAGATTGGTATGATCAGCAAACTCTTGGTCTAACAAATTCAACTTTATTCTGGCGATCAATTGCACCAAAACCAGTTACAAATCAATACGCAGCCACAAGAAATGCAAAAAATGATGCTCTAAACATTGTAATTATTGATGATACTGGCTCATTAACTGGTGTACAAGGAAATATTCTTGAAAAGCATATTTCAATTTCTAAGGCAACTGATTCTATATCAGGAGTAAATTCACCACAGAAGACTTGGTATAGAAATTATCTAGCTAATTTCTCTAATTATGTTTATTCTGGTACAAACTATTATACATCAACTGATACTTTAAATGGTATTACTCCAGTAGCAACTGGATTCAGTACTTATTCTGGAGTTCCATCAGCATCATTTACCCCACTAAGTATTTCCAGTGGTGGTTGGAATCAAGAGGCACAAGGGACTATATTCAATGCTATCGGCAATGTAACTTTTGAGCTTACTGCAGGAGCCGATTATTCAGGAAATGGTGCAAAAGCTACTCTTGGTGCATTGAATACCGCATATGATTTATTTTCAAATGAAGATGAAATTGAAGTAGATTACTTGATCTGTGGTCCTGGACTAGAAACAAAAGAAGATTCACAAGCGAAAGCAAATAAATTAATTTCAATCGCAGAAAACAGAAAAGACTGTGTGGCAGTAATTTCTCCATATAGAGCTTCTGTTATCAATGTGACTAATACAACCACACAAACAAATAATGTAGTAGATTTCTTCTCTCCATTATCATCCTCTTCTTATGCAATATTTGATAGTGGTTATAAGTATACTTACGATCGCTTCAATAACATATTCCGTTACATTCCATGTAATGCTGACATTGCTGGTCTTATGGCCAGAACAAATGTTACTGCATATCCATGGTTCTCTCCAGCTGGCCAACAAAGAGGTGTTTTGAATAATGCAATCAAGCTAGCATACAATCCAAATAAATCACAGAGAGATCTTCTTTATAAGGCAAGAATTAATTCAATCATCAATCAACCAGGAACTGGAATTTTATTGTTTGGTGATAAGACTGCACTTGCTTACGCATCAGCATTTGATAGAATTAATGTTCGCAGACTATTTTTGACTGTTGAACAAGCATTGAGAAGATCCGCAGAAGCTCAACTCTTTGAACTTAACAACCAAACTACAAGGGCAAACTTTGTAAATATTGTTGAGCCATATCTAAGAGATGTTCAAGCAAAAAATGGCGTATATGATTTCTTGGTTGTTTGTGATACTACAAATAACACTCCTGATGTAATTGATAACAATGAGTTTAGGGCTGACATTTTCCTAAAGCCGACCAGATCTATTAATTATGTTACATTGACTTTTGTTGCTACTAGAACTGGAATTTCCTTTGAGGAAGTTGTAGGTAGAGTCTGATCATAATTAAAATCAACAATAAAGGAGGTATTAAAAATGTCTACACTCAGAACAATTTCTAACTTTAAATCAAGACTAGCAGGCGGTGGCGCAAGACCAAATCTATTTGAGGTTGAAATTCCAACTCTACCAGACGCTGCTGCTCCTGCAGATTGGCCAGCCGAAACATTTAAGTTTTTATGTAAAGCGGCCAATTTGCCAGCATCTAATGTCAACCCAATTGATGTACCTTTTAGAGGTCGCATACTAAAAGTTGCTGGCGACAGAACGATAGATCCATGGACAGTTACTATCATTAATGATGAAGACTTTGCAATTCGTTCTGCACTTGAGTTGTGGATGAATGGTATCAGTAAACTCGACAATAATACTGGTGCTACAAACCCAGGATCATATATGACTAATGCACTTGTGCATCAGCTTGGTAGGGGCACAAACAATAGAATGGAAGAATCCACATCAAATTCAGATACCATTGGTGGTACTGGAATCACACCACTTAGAACCTACATGTTCTATGATATTTTCCCAACTAATATTTCTGCGATTGACCTATCTTATGAGAGTGCAGATGTAATTGAAGATTACACTGTAGAATTTCAAGTTCAATATTGGGCTGCAGGCTCTAATCAAGATACTGGTGGAGCGACTGATCAATCTGGAATATTAATCAGGTAATAAATAGGATATACAGTTCAAGAATAAATTATGGCAAGACTGTTTGGTTTTTCGATTGAAGATTCAAATAAAAAGTCACCCTCAGTTCTATCCCCCATTCCTCAAAATAATGAGGATGGGGTTGATCACTATCTGACGAGTGGCTTTTTTGGTTCTTATGTTGACATTGAAGGAGTTTATAGAACTGAATTTGATTTAATTAAACGATATAGAGAAATGGCACTACACCCTGAGGTAGATAGTGCTATTGAAGATATTGTAAATGAAGCTATTGTTTCGGACACAAATGATTCACCAGTGCAAATTGAATTATCTAATTTGAATGCAAGTGATGGATTGAAGAAAAAAATAAGAGAAGAATTCAAGTATATATTAGAACTATTAGATTTCGATAAAAAATCTCACGAAATTTATAGAAATTGGTATATTGATGGCAGATTGTATTATCATAAAGTTATTGATATTAAAAATCCACATTTAGGGATTCAAGAATTGCGTTATATTGACGCAATGAAAATGCGGTATGTCCGACAAGAAAAAAAAGTAAAAAAAGATAATAATGTTTCGGGAACTACTAATGGGTTGGTTGGAGATCAAAATCCAATGAACTTTAAATTTCCTGAGATTGAAGAGTATTTTATCTATGATCCTAAGAGTTCATATCCTGTTGGTGGTGGCATTGCAAATATGGGTACTGCTTCGCCAGAACGAGGAGTCAAAATTGCTAAGGATGCGATTACTTACTGCACTTCTGGATTAGTCGATCGAAATAAAGGAACTACTCTTTCATATTTAAACAAAGCAATTAAAGCTCTAAATCAATTAAGAATGATTGAGGATTCATTGGTCATATATCGCCTCAGTCGTGCTCCAGAGCGTAGGATATTTTATATTGATGTTGGAAATTTACCAAAAGTAAAGGCAGAACAATATCTTCGTGATGTCATGATGCGATATCGCAATAAACTTGTATATGACGCAAGCACTGGCGAAATAAGAGATGACAAAAAATTTATGAGTATGCTTGAAGATTTCTGGCTCCCTCGCCGCGAAGGTGGTAGAGGAACAGAAATTGACACTCTTCCAGGGGGCCAAAATCTTGGTGAAATTACAGATATTAATTACTTTCAATCTAAACTATACATGGCTTTGAATGTACCACCTTCAAGAATTGATGGGGAAGGTGGATTCAATCTGGGTAGATCGTCAGAAATTCTGAGAGATGAACTAAAATTTAGTAAGTTTGTTGGGAGATTGAGAAAAAGATTTTCTAATATGTTTAGTGATATGCTTAGAACTCAATTAATATTGAAAAATATCATCACCCCAGAAGATTGGGACTTAATGAATGAACATATTCAATATGACTTTTTATATGACAATCACTTTGCGGAACTGAAAAATTCTGAATTAATGACAGATAGGCTTAACATGCTATCAATGGCAGAACCTTATATTGGAAAGTATTATTCTCAAGATTATGTAAGAAGACAGATTCTCCGCCAAACAGACCAAGAAATTGTGGAGCAAGATGAATTAATTAAAAAAGAAATAGAAGAAGGAATAATACCAGATCCAAGTATTCCTGTAGATCCAAATACAGGTATGCCAATAGAAAATACTAGTAATATAGAAGGAGAAATGGGAAAAGTCCCAATTGAACCACAGCCAAGCGAAAAAGGAATAAAACCACCAAAAGGTGGAGAAATTTAACTCTAAATAAAAATACCTATAATTTTAATTTTTATGGATGACCTAATGGATATGATTGCTTCTGATGAATCACCTTCTCAGATTAGCGACAAAATAAAAGATATTCTTTATACAAAGTCTGCAGCTAAAATTGATGATTTTAAACCATATGTTGCTGCATCTTTATTTGGAGAAACTGAGGATTGATAAATAATTAGATAAAATTATTTTAAAGATAATGCAAAGAACTAAAATTCTTTCTGATGTAGTTGCAACTCCAACTAGTGCTGGACTAGCTTCTAGTATTGGGTCTGCTACTTGTGTGAGATTATATAATAATACTGTAGGTGTTGTAACTGTTAGTATTTCCACTTCTGTTGGAGCTGGAACTACTTTTCAATTTGCAATACCATCAACGACAGTGGAATTTTTGGAAAAATTACCAACTGATGTAATCTATACTTCTTCACAAATTCAAGCAAACAAAGTAGCATTTACGAACTAATAAAATGAAACTAATCACCGAAGAAATTTCTAAAGTAAAATTTGTTACTGAAGAAAAAAATGGAAAAAAATCTCTTTACATTGAGGGAATTTTTCTTCAGGCAGATATAAAAAATAGAAATGGTAGATGCTATCCAATGGAAACTCTAGCTAGAGAAGTTGGAAGATACACAGAAAATTACATCAGTAAAGGTAGAGCTTTAGGTGAACTTGGACACCCATCTGGACCAACTGTAAATTTAGATCGTGTATCACACATGATTACTTCTCTTAGAGAAGATGGTAATAACTTCATTGGAAAAGCTAAAATTTTAGACACCCCTATGGGTAAGATTGCTTCTTCTTTAATATCAGAAGGAGTAAAGCTTGGTGTTTCTTCTCGCGGAATTGGATCACTTGTTGAGCGTAATGGTGTTCGTTATGTTTCTGATGATTTTATGTTAGCTACTGCAGCTGACATTGTTGCAGATCCTTCCGCACCTGATGCGTTCGTTAATGGAATCATGGAAGGAGTAGAGTGGGTATATGATGCATCTAGAAATGATTGGTTGGTAGAAAATACCAAGAAAAAAATTAATAATTTAGTGAATTCAAG